CCTAAACCAGAGGCTTCTAAGGAAGAAATGAGAGAAGTGGACGATGTCCCTGAAATTGAAGTTCCCATTGAAAGGGATTTTAGAAAACGCATCGCGGGTCTTCATCCAAGCGAAGCGGGCGATGCCCGCATCGCGGGTCTTCATCCAAGCGAAGCGGGTGATGCCCCAATACCTAAAGAAAAGAAAATAACTAAAACTCAATTGATGGATTCTTTTACTCATATGACTAAAGAAGGTAAAAAAGTAGATATTGAAACTAAAGTACATATTCATAAAGACAAAATAAATCCTAAAATTAAAAGTGTTATGAGAGAATCTTTATTAAATGAATTCGATAAAGAAATTATTGGTCATGGTATTGTTAAACATGATGAAATGATAAAAGAAAGGGACATTCAATCAATTTTATTTAAACGCCCTGAATGGACTAAAGCAAAAGCAATTAAATGGTTAAAAGAACATGATTTTGAATTTGATGATATTGATACAAAACCTGAACATTTAAGATTCAGACAAAAAGAACCTAATAATGGTTATTCATACATTACAAAAAAATTACCAAATGGAATAGATTTAATTATTGGATATAAAATTATGACAACTAATAATAAATATAACGAAATGAATCATCATGGTTTAATTAAACATCATATGGATGGATTAGAAATGGCTTTACATGGAGCAGGGCTTGGAGGAAGTATTGGAAGTTTCTTTAGAGATATGGGACATTCAATAGATAATACTATAATCCAACCTGCAAAACATGTGGCTGAAAATGTGGGGGGAGAAACAGAACATTTTGGATCTCGAACTTTACCAAGTTATTTAATTCATAAAGGTATTCCCGCTGTCACTCAAGGTATTGGAACGGCTGCTGGATCTCCTGCTGGGTTTTTTGGAGGTGTTGCTGGAGGAATGGCTGGAAAAGAAGCGGGTGAAAGATTAGCAAATTATACTGGTGATAAAACTGGTTATGGTATTAGAGGAAGAGGAATGATGGATTATTTAACTCATGGAATTATAGATATGCCTGAAGGAGGTGGATACTTGACTCATGGAATTGGTGGAGCAATAAAAGCCCCATATGGAGATTGGGCTTCTCAAACATCACGAAGAGATAATATGAGACCAACAGTAATGCCCAGATCACCAAGTGAATCACCACCGAGAAGAGTAGGAGCGGGATTTAAGAAAGGAAGTGCTGAAGCAAAGGCTCATATGGCGAGAATTAGAGCAATGAAAAAAAAATAGAAAGTGAATCCGATTCCACTATAAACGGCTTGGGATTTAAGGATTATTATGAGTCTGGTGAATTAAAACCTCCAATTGGAAGACAGGGAAATAAATATACCGCCCGTCATATAATCCTTAAATATATTCCAGAAAGTAAAATATATATTGAACCTTTTTTAGGTAGTGGTGCTATTTTCTTTTCAAAACCCAAAAGTTCTATAAATATCCTCAACGACCTCAATAAACCGTCTATAGATATATTAAAGTTGATCAAGAAAGCCCCAAATGATAAATCCTTATACCCATCCGACTTAAATACAATTTCTAAATTACAGGCTTTTATTAAAAAGGATTATACTGATATACCTTCTCAAATAACCAAATATAGAATTACTCAAATGAGTGGCTTTATGGGTCAACCTTTAATAGGTAATAAAAAGGTAATGTTAAATCATAATCCTTATAATACTATTGAACATATTGAACTTTATAAGGATAAGTTAAAAGGAACTAAATTGTTAAATCAAGACTATGCTAAAGTCATTAAAGACTATGATTCTAAAGATGCTTTTATTTATTTAGATCCTCCATATGAAATAACATTGAGTAATAAGGAAAGTGGATATGCTGGAGGTGAATTTGATTTTAAAAGGCTTGAAAAGGTTCTCAAAGGGGTTAAAGGTCAATTCTTAATGTCTTTAAATGATAGTCCTAATATTAGATCTATTTTTAAGGATTTTTATATTAATACAGTTGATATACCTATTAATAGACCGCCTAAATTTAGAAAGGAATTATTAATATCTAATTACAAGATATAAAACTTTTAAAATATTATACATATATATGTATGATAATTTCGTTATTTATCAAATCAAGCATAATGACTCTGATAATTGTTATATTGGATCAACCTGTAATTTTTCATCAAGGAAGAGTCATCATAAGAAGAATTGTACGAATAAAACAAAAAAATCATATTGGTCTCGTTTATATCGTTTTATTAGGGACAATGGAGGATGGGGTAATTTTAAAATGGATATAATCGAGTCTTTCCCTTGTAATACAAATGGATGTGGTAAAATTAGAGAACAATATCATATTGACTTACTTTCTCCTTCTTTGAATAGTAATCATAGTTATAAATTTATAGGTAGTATAGATAATATAGAATTAGATCCTTAAGGATTGTTAGACGAATGTAATGAGACTAATAATTCTTAAGAGTATAAGAGTAAAAAATATTAAGATATAACATTTCTCTATAAAATGAAAAACATCAAAAATAAAAAACATTATAAATAGTACTAAGTGAAAAAATTTTGCTCTTAGAGAAATCAATAATATAAACTACATAAAGGATTATATATATTATATTATATAAATGTCTGAACAAGTCGAAGTAGTATATAGTCCTCCTAATGAAAATGAACTTAAAATGTTGCAAGGTACGATAAGTCCTGATCAATTAAAAGAACTTGAAGAAAAAGAAGAATTAGATCTTATTAATATAAGTGAAGAAGAAAAAATAAAAAATCAAAGAAAAGAGTATATAACTAAAGTAAAATGTTTAGCAATGGATTTATGTGGTAAAACTATTACTTCTAATCCATCATATATGTCATATATTGAAAGACAAAAAATTATTAAAGCAATGGAAACCCTTATACACGATGAATCAGAAAGTTCAATTGATGAAATGTTCAATGCTCTATGTTGTGAAAAGGTTTTTAAAACTGGTACTAATTATGAAACTCTTTTCAATAAATAAATAAAAAATATGGTTTTTAAGAAATACTTTTAAAAGTTCGAGTATTCATATTATATATAATATAATATGAGTGGACAACCTTATAGATATGCTTCTGATCCTGAAAAATACAGGGTTGAATATATGAGAAACTTAAATGAAAGAACATTACTTGATCAAAAGGTATATGATGCCGTAACAAATTATATTGCTAATGGTTCATTACCCGCAATTTCACAACTACCAGATACACGATCTACAAGTGAAAAATTATTAGATATTGAAGGATTGAAGAAAGGTATTATAAATGACTTTTCTGAAATCATGGATTCTCAAACTGCTATTGCTTTAATCCAAGGTTTAATTCAATCACCTTTGAATATTGATAATAAATTATTAATCTTTGTTTCCCAACGTGCTCCTGAAATATCAAAAGAATTAACTAAAAAATACAAATATGGTATTAAAGGAGATGTTAATGATATATATACATTTGTTGATTTTATGAATACATTATATGCTAATAAAAATAATTCAACTGCGAGTGTAAAATCAATAATGGATAGAGGATATGCTAGTGGGAGCGGTACTTCTAATTCAGACGATCTTCGTAGTTATTCGGATGAATTACAAAGAATCTTCACCAATATTATAATAGGTAATATGAATGTATTCAATCAAGGATTATTAGAAGAAATCCGTGCGAAATTAACAACTTTAATTCCTAAAATACCTTCAAAGAATCAAATGCTTGAAATAACTAACTATTTTATAAATACCCCAGTAGGTATGAATGCTCAATATGATCAATTAAATAGAATTTTAACTTGGATAACTGAATCAATGCCTAATAAAGAAATATTAAAATCTTTAACCTATAGTTTAAGAAACTATATGATTGGGGTACAAAAAAGAGGTGGTATATTAGATCCCAATGATATTTCTATAACACAATATCTTCAAAAAATAAACGAATTGTTCCCGTCAGTTGCTGACATTGATGGTAATATTCCAACAACTGCCGAAAATATTGTAGACTATATTAGAAATGATTTACATGGTAGAGGTGGAGATGTAATACCATTAGGTGAAGGTGGTCAAAATTTAAGACCTGCTCCTAATCCTGCTATGATTGGTTTACCCGCTCATGCTCCACCTCCACCACCATTAGGAGGAGTTGGAGGTGTTCCTGCTGGAGGTGCTGGAGGAGCACCTCCTCCAGTTGTTCCCGTTGCTGGTGCTCCTTGGTATGCTCCTTATCTTCCTGCAAGATTTGGAGGAGTTGGATTACCAAAACGAAGAAGAGGAAGACCTAAAGGAAGTGGTGTATTAACTCAAATACCCATTGAGTTTAATATTGATAGAGATAGAGGAATTGAACAATCTTTAAAATTTAGTCCTTTTGGTAAATATCTTATTCACAATGCTAAATTAAGAGATAATGTTATATCATTAAAAACAGGTACAGGTGCTAATGTTATAGGATTACCTTCAACGAAGGTATCTAATCATTTAGGTAAAATTGTTAAAACTATTATTGGTGGAGGTATTATATCATTTGAAGATATGAATAAAATGTCAGATGATGAAAAGAAATATTTACACACCATAGCATCAAAATCAAATATTATTGATAAGTTAAATATACCATCACCAAGTAAAGATCAAGAAGAGAAAGATTTACATTTATTTGAAGTTTATAAAGGTGAAGTAATGGCTGGTAATGATAGTAAAGAATTAATCCAAAAATTCAAGGCTTTGTTATTCAAATTATCTAAAAATGGAACTTTACCAAAACAACAAGTAAATGAGATTTTAAATGAAATATTAGCATTAGGCTATTAGACTCATTACATTCATCTAATAGTCCTAAAGGATTATTAGTCTCATTATTATACCCAATATAAGAATATATCAATATACATATAATATTATGTCAACTGCAGGAACTTACAATTATTGGGCTAAAGTGGAACATCCACATTCAGTTTTACCACAAATGACAAGCAATGGATTTTTACCTCCTTTTTTCTTTGGGGGTTCTCAAGTACCTAATAATTTAGGTATTATAGCAGGTAGTGGGATTAAACGTCCTTATATAAACTCATTTGATTTAAAAGATGCTAAAAGTTTAAATGGTAGAGGAATCAATACATCATATGAACATACTAATAAAATTATGTTTCCAAAACATTATAGAAGAATCTAAAAATCAATATTTTTTTAAAATTATATAAAACAATCTATATATAATACAATATATAAAATGTTCGTAATAGTCATGAATCAAACAAATATAGTTCCTGATGGACAAAACAATAAATTAAAGTTTAACTTTCCTAACTCTGTTAGTTTAAAGGATAAATATATAGCAGTATCGTCTATAAGTATGTTTTATAGTTGGTTTAATATAACCGCTGTTTATAAAAATAACTATTTTACATATAGCTGGATTAATGGTGTGACAACTACAACTTATACAATTACAATTCCAGACGGGTTATATAATATATCTGATATTAACAACCTTATACAATTTACTTGTATTGCTAATGGTACTTATTGGACTACAAGTGGAGGAGTTAATGTATATCCTTTTGAAATGATTTTAAATGTTCCAAGATATTCAGTACAATTAAACACTTATTTAATTCCTATAACTTTACCAGTTGGAACAGTTTTACCATCTAATTTTGCGGGATTACCAACTACAACATATAATTCTGTTGTCACAATTCCCGCAAATTTTAACATAATTATTGGTTATGTTGTTAATTTTGCTTCTAATGTAAATACTGCAAATGGATATACTCCACCCACTGGATCTCAATATATTGCTAAAAATTCAATCGGTACTTTAAGTTATATTAGTACTACATCTCCAGAAGTACAACCTAATAATAATGTTCTATTTTCTATAAGTGGTATTAACAATCCATATATGCAACCTTCAAGTATTATTTATTCTCTCAATCCAAATGTAGCGGTAGGACAACAAATATACGAAGTTCCACCAAATTTTATGTGGAATCAGTTTATAAGTGGAACTTATAATAGTTTGACTCTGACCCTATTAGGAAATGATTTAAACCCTCTAATCATTAAAGATCCTAATATGACTTTTTTATTAACTATCAGAGATATTAATGAAGGTATGTTAGGAACAAAATAAATTAAAGAAATCAATATATATACTCTTATATAATGAATAGTGAAATCAATGAACAATATCTTACAAACTTATTTGAAACTTTTCAAAATGAAAGAAATAAACTTTTACTTGAATTGAAAAATGATAAGGAATTAACCCATGAGAAAGAAATTTACCCCAAACTCTTAATTGTTGAAGGATTAACAAAAAACATTCTTAAATATAGGAATCTGATAATCAAAAACAAATTAAAAGGATTTTAAAACTAAAGCCTATAGTTATATTATACATGAGAACTATAGTTAAATTACCATTTTCAAATGCTTCTATGAATAGCCATACAGGAAAATTAAGATCTAAAATGACTGGTATGGGTAATGGATCTGTTTTATTAAGACAAGGTGGTGGAGGAGTTGGATCATCATATATGGATATGGATGATTATATTCATACAACGAGAGTTAATCCTTTTGAACGTGCTAGAGTCGCAAGTGGAAAAGGATTATCATCATTGAGTAATAAATTAAGTTCATTGACTGCTAAACCTGTTTCATCTGTTCGAAAAAACATCGTTATGAATATCTAAACTCGTTAAATTAATATTTTATACTCCTTGATTTTTAAAAACCTATTTAAATTTATAATCATATAGACTTAATATATAAATGTCTGACAAATTAGTATTCGATTTATCTCAAGAAATTGAAGGGTCTCCAAGTGTCTTTATTCGTAAAGATTGGCTGAACATCCTTGATAATCAAAACCAAAATTACAATAACAATCAATCAATTGTTGATACAAGTCAATTGAGCAATTCTAACAAATGGATGAACTATAGAGAAGCCTATTTTTTAATTCCATTCAATATCACTTTAGGTCAAACTACTGCTCCAACTGCTGCAGGTTCATCAGTCCCTGTTTGGGGTGCTGCTGAAACTCTTGCTGGAGGGGGTGTTTCTGTCGATTATTCAATTGGTCTTAAAAATTGGTTTGGTCAAATTATTCATTCATTTACATTGGATTATAACGGTACTACAATTATCCAACAAACACCATTTGTTAATATGTGGAATTCTTTTAAATTGCTTACAAGTCTGTCGTATAACGATATACTCACTCAAGGTGCAGTAATTGGGTTCTTCCCAGATGATGCTACTTCTTGGGAAAATAATACAAATGTTATAATTGCTGCAGGTACTGCTACAGGATCACCAAATGGAAATGGAATATGTAATAATACAAGTGGAGGTGGTGGAGGACAAGTGTTTAATACTGTTCAAGTTAAATATTATAATTCATTTAATAGTGGTCAAGGTAATGAGGGATATATTAGAAGATTACAAAATATAAATTTTAATCCAATTGGTATTCCATCTGCTACTTTAAATAATTATGCAGCAGGGGCTGTCCCTGCTGGAGTAGTTGGTCCAGCATATAATACTTTAGTATCTACTGCTCAATTAACCAATTTATGGAAATCATATATTTACAATAGTGCTGGTATTATTCATCAAATTGCCGTCACAGGTATTGTATATTTAAAACATATTCATTCGTTCTTTAACATGGTTCCGCTCTTAAAAGGTGTTTTTATGAAAATGACAATGAATTTAAATAATACTTCTTGTACTATATCTTGTTGTGGAGCAAGTGGTGCTGCTGCTGCTTTATCTACTTTAACATCAATGACTTGTACAGGTGTTTCTAATGCTGTTGGTGGTGTAAATCCTCTAATGATTAGTGCTCCTTTAATTGCTACTCAAACTGGAGCAGGTGTTGTAAATACTACCGCTATAGCTGGATCATACAACTTATTTCCAACAATTGGTGGTGCTGTTGCTAATAATGCTTACGGTTCTGTTGGTTATACTGCTTGTTTATCAGTAGGCGCTGTATGTTTAAATCAATCTTTAAGATCTATTGTTGGATATTTAGATTCTCCGTTATCTAAATCTGTTTATTTATATATTCCTGCTTATACATTTAATCCTCCATTCGAACAAGCATATTTATCTTCTCCAACTAAAATAATTAAATATACAGATATATACCAATATCAAATATTAAATATTGCTGGTGGAACTGGTCAAATAAATAATTTAGTGACAAATGGTATCGCAAATATTAAATCTGTTTTAGTTATTCCATTTTATTCTACTAATGGAGTTAGTACTGCATGTACATTACCTGCTTCGTATGGTGGATCTAATTTGAATTTAAATACTGGATTTTTAAATGGTGTTCCTGTTTTTCAATCTCCTTTTGATTCTGCTGGTACTGGTACTACTTCACCTTTAGTATTCTTAACCAACTTCAATATTCAAGTAAGTGGACAAAATGCTATATACAATGTTGAGAAATATGCGTTTGAACAATTTAATAACCAATTGTATGGACAAAATTCAGTAAATGGTGGATTAACAGATGGATTATGTAGTGGTTTAATTGGTAGAACTGAATTTGACATGAACTATAACTACTATTATGTTAATGTGGAGCGAATGCTTCCAGTTGAAGAGACTGTTCCTAAATCAATCCAAATTATAGGTAATAATGCATCATTGAAAGCAATTGATTTATTCATCTTTATTGAATATGGTTGTGAAGTTAAAATTGACGCATTGACTGGAGCAAGGGTTTAAGTTAATTTAAATACCATATTTTTGATTTAAAGTTTAGACTATATAATATTATATAGATGGAAGACATAGTTATATATAAGATTTATAGACTTTATGGTTCTGGATTAAATTATTTTGGTTCAACTCATCAAAAGTTACATGAACGCAAATCATCACATAAAACAGATTTCAATAAGAAGAAACATAATTGTTGTGCGTCTAAAGAAATAATTGGAAAAGGTAATTGGGATATAGAAATTGTTGAAATATTACCCAATTCAAGTACTGAAAAAGATGCTTTAGAGCGGGAGAAGTTTTGGATTAATAATAATGATTGTGTTAATAAATATTCACCAATTCGAACAAAAGATGAATTACAAAAATATAACAAAGATTGGGCTACTGAGTTAAGACGGTCAAAAGGTATAAAAGAACGGGTTATTGGTTTTGATAATAAAGAATATCAATGTAAATGGGCTAAAGATAAAAGAGATAATATGACACCAGAAGAAAAGGAAGAATATCTTAAACATAGGCGAGAATCAAGAAAACCACAAACTGAAGAACAGAAGGTTAAAGCAAGAGAACGGGCTCAAAAACAAAGAGATTCTAAAAAGGATGTTTTATAAGAGTAAAATTTTTAAAGATATTACTTATTATACTTATACTATATATTACTAATTTTCTAATTTTATAGAAATATATTAAATTATATATTTCATATTTTTTTACTCTTATAAATTATCATATTATAAGACAATCAATATAAAAGATAATCAATATAGTTATCTTATATAATGGAACATATTGAAATTGCTCATCCAAGTATTGGACAAATAAGAAAAATGAGAAAGGGTTTCCCAGTTAGAATTAAACAAGGTACTGGGTTTAACTTAATTATACATCCTCATAGATATAGTCAAATTTCTCATACATTCTCAAAGAATAAAGGTATTGAAATTGCCTTATCTCCAGAAGAATTAAACGCTAATGCCGATCAAGCGGGTGCTATGACTGGAGGATCTATTTTTGGTAAGAAATTTGACAGAAGTCATAAAGGTTTGATGAAAGTATTACATCCCATAGGTGAAGTATTAAAACCATATGCTAAAGGTGCTATATCTGCTGGAACGGCTGCTGGGGCTGCTGCGTTAACCGCTGCGTTCCCAGAGTTCGCCCCTCAAATTGCTATGGGTGCTATGGGTGCTGAAAGATTAGGAAATTCATATTTAGATAATCCTGATAAATACTATGCTAAAGCAAGAGATATTGGATCTATGTTTAAAGGTGATCATCAATCAAATGCTGGTGGGACTAAATCAAACGCCGTATATAATATGGCTGGTAAAATGGCTAAAGCAAAAGCAAATGAATATTTAAACCAACAATTAGGTACAAACTCTGATTATATGAATAGAGCGGGTTTAGAACAAGCGGGAATAGGTGCTTTACAATCTCATCTTGCTAAAAGTGCTACTGCTCAAAAATTACTTGCTCCCCCAATGAATACAGATGATTCTATGTTTGGATATGGATTACATAGAAGATCATTAGGTATGGGTTTTGGTGGAATTAGAGAAAGAGGATCTATTGGAAGAGGTGCTGGATTTGTTAGTGCTGGATCTTATATGCCTCCTGCTTTAATGTCTCAACCTGCTGGGGCTAATTTCCAAATGCAACATTTCTTACCTCCTCAATATCAACAATATTGGAATCCTTTATACGATCATGAAGGAGTTTTAGGAATGGGATTAGGAGGTGGATTGTATGTTTAATAATTTAATTTAAGATTTTAAATATATTATATGTATATATATGTCATTAACAGATACTCAAATTTCAGATTTATGTCAAAAAATGAGAATACCTTTAGGAGGTATATTTTTTAAAGACGAACTTCCTAAAAAAATGGAAGCAAATAGATCGTATTTTATTAATATACAAGATAGTGTAGATGAAAATGGAAATGAAAATGATGGTACTCATTGGTGTTTTGCTCAAATATGTGAATACCCTAATGGTGATAAAGAACCAATTTATTTTGATCCTTATGGACAACCGCCACCTGAAAATGTTAAAAAGGTAGTAAAGAATTCAACCAATAAAAGCGGATTACCTCATACTGAAAAAGATGTTCAAAGTTTAATGAATAATGCTTGTGGATTTTACTGTTTAGCATTAGCCCATTATTTAAATGCATCACAATATAGATCTAATCATTTTTATAATGATGTTAATGACTTTATGGACATGTTTGATGATTTAAATACATCTATTGATTTTAAAAAGAATGAATTCATTCTAAAACATTTTTTTAGATCAGAAGATCCATTATTAAGAAAAGAAATTGAAATTGTTAAACCAATTGATTCTATATCTTCTGAAGATGAAAAAGGAGGTCATGATGCTTTTAAAATGGGAGTTGATATAAAAATGATGCCTAAATAGTAAATCATATAAAGACATACATATATAATAAGTTATAGATATGTCCGAAGACAAAGAAATTGTAAAAATATACTCTTCTTATACACCCGCTCAAAAAAGAGCAACTCAAAAATACCGAGTTAATAACAAGGATAAGGTTAATGAACAACGTAAAAAATATTATTTATCAAGGAAAGAAAAAGATCCTAACTTTCTCGAATACAAACGAATGAAAGCAAAGGAATATTACCAAAAGAAAAAACTTTCCAAAATCGATGAAATAAAATCTGAACCAATAGTAGTATCAGTTGTTGAAAAATTACCCGAGCCCGAGCCTATTATCGAGGAAATAGTTGTAGTTAAAGAGGTCGTTGAAAAGAAAAAGAGAAAATCACCAATTAAAAAAGTATCTATCCCTGAACCCGTTAAAGTTGAACCAGAACCAGAAATTATTAAAGTAGAAGAACCATTTACAATAGTCAGTAAAAAAAGAAAAGCAAAGAAAGCAATTTAAATATAATCACAGTATATATACTATATATGGTTGATTATATTAGCGATGTCGAAACAGATAATGAAGAGTATGATTCAGATTATACTTGGGAAACTATAACAGATGATGGTTCATTAGATCTATCAGATGAAGAAGATGACAGAAACGATTTACAACGAGGAAATTTAGAATATGAAAAATACAAACATACATTAAGCGATTTTATCGAGGATGATCTTATAGAAGATGATATAGCCAAAGAACAGATTCAATACATTGTCAGAGAATTGTCAAAAGGTATATTATCTTATAAAAGAAAGCCTATTGAGCGTATAGAAGAATTAATTATTAAAAAGCAAAAATAAATAAAATGATTTAAGACTTTGTATATATACAGTATATATAGTAATGGTAATGATTGAAGAATTAGACGAAGATTTACCACCAGTTTATTATGACACCATAAACCATAAATACAATTATGGTTTATCAATGAATGAACTTCGTAATAATTGGGATAAGGTATATAGTCATTTAAAATCTATTCATGATTTTGGTTTTGATTTAGACGAGATAATGCAAAGAGTTACCAATTTATATTTAATAACCGCAAGAGCGAAAGACGAACCAGAAGAATATGATTCAGATGCTTCAAAAGATAGTGATTATAATTCTGACTGGTCATGTGATGATAATTAAATAAATTTAAATGTATATATAGATATCTATATATAAATGAAGAAATATATTTTAATAACTAAACCTACAGACGATGATATAAGAGATGCTGTAAAATATCAAGGTAATATCCCGTTATTATATGAAGAGATTAAAGAAGCCCTTGAAAGTGGTGTTATGATTACAATGACTTATATAAAAGACGGAGTTACTGTAAAAATTATAAATCAAGCTGAAAAACATCAAATAGTATATTGCCCTAATTGTTACGGTGGAGTATATATTGAATTATTGAACTGTGGTATATTTATACATGCTTGTTTAAAGGCTAATTTCTCACAAGTTAATCCTCATATGTGTAAAGAGGATATAGATGCTTTAATGAAGGATGATTTAATTTGGGGATGTGGAAAACAATTTAAAGTTGATCCAAATGAAAAAGGTTATTTAGTTGAAGAATGTGAAAACCTTTAAAGACATGAGTGTATATATAATTAACCTTCACACTTATGGACAAAGTGATTATATGGATATGACATGTATCATTGACTTTGAGATTCTTTTGAATGTCAAAAACTTAAACAAATGAATTTATAATATACATATGAATTATAAAGAGGCTACTGAAAAATTAATCAATCAGTTATATAAAGATATTAGATTAGATCATTTAAAGATCGAATTATTAAAAGATACTATTAATCTGCTTGAAAAGGAAAAGGAGATCTTAAAGAAGGAGATTCTCTATTTAAATGAAAAGATACATGAAAAATAGTACCTACATATAGAAGGGTTGGAATTATTAATATTACAGAAGGATACTTTTTATATATATGTACAAACTTGGTTTTTATAAGAGTAAAATTATTTAACATATTGATAATTATATATATACTCTTATTCTTATATTTTCTTTTATTATAAGATATAATATTTTATATATATCTTATATAATTTTACTCTTATAGATATGACTCTATATAACTATATATGATATTTTGGTTTATGATAATAGAAGAAGGCTATAAATACAAGAAGATAATATGACTTACTATGATAAGGGCTTAATACTCTATAGATATAAGCCACAGTTTAACGAAAGTTAAGCAAAGGCTTAAGAATTACATGATTTTAATAAAGAATATAAGTAATTAAAAATTTTTAATTACTTATATTCTTTATATTTATACTACTTTTATTAAGTTCTTGCTTAACTTTCGTTAAACACTCGAATATATATAGCCTTAAAGCCCTTATTTTAGTAATTTAAAGTTATGACCCTATATATTATATAGTTATGAATAACAAAACAGAATTAAAAAACACATTTTATGACTTGTTATATTTAAGGGATATATCAAATCCTAAATTACAAAAGG